TACATATTTTCTTACATGTGTTCATACGGCATCACCCCATTTTTAATATTCTCTATCACGGAACATCTTAGATTGAGCACGAGTTAATCTGTTGTTCCGGCCATACTTAGGTCTGAATGCGGACTGCAGCTTGTTGTTTGCGTATTCGAGGTCACTTTCAAGAATCCTAGCAGCTTCTTCAATGTAATCTCGAATGGCACAATACTGGTCATTGTTGATACAGTGCGTCTTTAGATAATCAAGCATATCGACGGCCTGATTTTTCAAAAGAAGCGTATCTTCAAGCTGAGTCTTGCGCCGTTGGAAGAAATCTATATTCAACCCTGCACCTCCCCCTTCTGCAATCTTTCAAGCGTGGGATGAATCGTTCTCTCCCAATACCTTACAAATCGCCAATCAAGTAATTGTCCGCAACGTGGACAGAAGTTATCAAGATTTGATAGTGTGTAATAACAAACCGGACACTCATAACGTTTATAAACGTCATCGAGAAGAGGCTCTTTGTAATCTGTTCTAAACTCATAAAGTTCAGCTTTTGAAAGAATAATTTCGAGAGCCTTTGTTAAATGCTCACGAGGACACCACTGGCCTCCTTCTTTACCAAGACGAATTTGTTTCTCTACAATTTCCTTCGCTTGGTCAAAAGTCATATTCTCAATCTCTTTTTTCTTTGCGTGCATCCAATCTTTCATAACACACCACCTTCAGCAAATGCATAATTGTGCTTTGCATTCTTATCCATCCACACGCTCCAATCCATTTTATGTTGACACTCTGGACATTTCGGTTCAAGCTTCTCTAGCTTCGTCACACAGAACGGACAGAGATATGTGCTCTTTTCCTTCTGGAAGATAGGACTTGCCGGAAGACTCAAGGAGCCGGAATCAATGATTACATTGATAGGAATTTTGCTGTTCATCGTGTCACCTCTTATTTGAATTAGCCTTTTATGAGATTTCTTTTTCTGGGAAATGCTTCTTGGTTACCGCAACACAAAAGCTATCAATTTCTGACCCCCAAATGGCAGTACCTTCACCATATGTGCTTTGAAATACTAGCGGAAAGCCGCCGATTCCATCGAAGAGACTGCCAAGAGTAGGATTCTCACCGATATACGGTTTCATCTTCTGGAAAATCCAATACCACTGAGGCAATGCAATCGAATTACCGAGTGCCTTATAACGAGGAGAATCAGCTGGTTTGTGCTTTTTACCATTCTCATCAACCCACTCGCCAATATCAGTCCATCCGCTTGGAAAACCCTGCAGTCGTTCACACTCGACAGGAGTCAAACGGCGAACAATCCATTGCAGATTCTTCGTTTCCTTTTCTGCGATCAAGTCAGTAGCATCCTTGTAGTCACGAGATTTCATCGTACTAGCTTGTTCACTTTCCTTGTATTCACCAATGCGTTGCATTGCAAAGGCTTTCTTTTCAGCAACAAGCGGCATATTATTGCCACCAGTTCCCCATTGAGCCGTACAAGCCGGACTTGTGTCGCCCTGTTGAGTGTATCGAGCATCCTGACTGTGACTCTCAAACACCACCGGCGAAATCTTTTGTTTTGAATTATGTAAAGAGGTGTTGTCTGCCAAGCAAATTAACGTTTGATCTTGCAATGTAGAAAGCGTTGCGCTCAATTCAGTTTGAACCAGAGCGCCTTTACCGCCACCTTCACATCCAGAACGGATTTTTAGAGTGTAGGCTGCAGGTTCTGTGCATCGAGTCGAAGTCTCTCGATGGTCTGACTCCAATACTCGTCCAATTC